AAAGGGGACAAAGGTGACACAGGTGCTACTGGAGCAACGGGTGCTCAAGGTATCCAAGGTCCTAAAGGTGACACAGGTGCTACTGGTGCTAAAGGAGATAAAGGTGATAAAGGTGCCCAAGGTATCCAAGGCGTACAAGGTGAGAAAGGAGATAAAGGTGATAAAGGTAATGATGGAAAGGATGGGAAAGACGCTGTTGCACCTCTAGGCTCCCTCTCCTTTGCAGCGGCAACTGCCTCATTCTCTGGGGACGGTATCGGCTTCGGTCTCTCAGACTCAAACTATGGTGGTCTTGAGGGTTCTATCGCCTTGGGTTTCGACTTAGATTATAACTGGCGTATAGTCGCAGGAGTTACAACAGACTTTAAGAAAAGACACGCTGCATCAGTAGGTGTTGGTTACAGCTTCTAAAGGAGACGAGAATGACACAGATTACAGCAACTGAACGTAGAGATATCGAATAAGTATATCTCACACACCTCTCTGCCCTCACAGCGGTCTTCTAAACCGTTGGCGTAATAATAGTGAGATGGTTGCACAAATCGCTCATAACGGGTTAGGTCGCAGGTTCGATCCCTGCCGCTTCCACCACTAAACAGCGCCAGCCCAGCTAGCAGATACCTTAACCGGGCAGTAAGCCATGATAAACGCATCGGCAATGTTTGGCGATGCTACGTCTCGTTTAGCTAGATCCTTCTTGCTTTCCACCTTAGATCGCCCGCTTGGGTCATAATCTTTGTGTGGTGTCGATAGCTCAGTGATTAGCTTTTCCAGCTTGTCAATGCCCGGATCAATCGAAATGATTTCATCCGGATCGCACTCAATACCTTCAGTTACCCACATGTGCGTTTTGCGAAGCCTGTTAGCCACGTTCCACCACGACTGCGCTTTCAGGTTGGCAAACTGATCCTTGTTTAGAATTCGCGTCCCTTTGAGGTATTCCCGATCAGGCCATAGCACCTTTCCGCCTGCATTGAATGACCTATAGTCCACGCGGGCTTTATGCTCAGTGTTTAGCTCTTTAAACTTAGCGCCAGCAGATGCACCAACGCCGATGCTATCGTAATCAATGCTAGCTGCGTCTGCCCTAGCTCGATCCCAGACACGTGTTGCGGACTTGAGCAGCTCATCTTCCAATCCCTTCCATTCCTCGACATGGTACAACAACGGACCATGCGCACAACACATGGCGTTAAGGTCGCCGCCATCATCTGCGACATCGAAGCCGATCCTGCGCATGCCTGAGACTTCTATGCCTAGCTTGCGGTGTGCGTCAACGGCAGATTGAACCCATGTGCGTTTGATAATAGCCGCGTCATCGTCAGACAGGGGATTGCCGCCATAGATGTGGTCATAGTCATCTGGCGACATGTGTTTAAGTTCCTCGATATCCTCTAGCAGAGTTTGGGATAGGAACGGGTTATCTGTGTAGTTTATCTTTCGCAATATGGAGTTCTGAGGTGGGTCAACTACAAACCTCTGGTATACAAAATCAGTAATCAAGCGAGGGTTGAAGACGATCCAAACCTCTGACCCTTCTTTACGGATCGTCGGGCCGAGGATTTCCCACATGTCTTTTGTAAGCGCATGGGCCTCTTCGATCCATAGGATGTCGATGCCTTCAAGTGACTTGATTTCATCTGTGTTGCGCGCCAGACCATAGAATAAGAATTCACTACCCGTCGCGCGATGGATGATCTTAGCCTTCTGGAACTCAAATTCGTGCGCAACCCCAAAACGCTCTGCTTGAGCCTTAATTAGGTTGTAAACACTTTCCTCGATTTTATTCTGAAACATCCGGGTGCATAGGATGCGGACCTTGGTATATCTGGCAATTCTAACGGTATTTGCAGCCGCATCCCAAGACTTGGAAGACGCACGACCACCGTATAGGATTTTATATCGTGATGGTTGCGCCCAAAATTGGCGCAGGACGGGGTTCATAGATGCTTTCATGTATGTCCGGGCATATTTATAGCTTAACCCCACTCAGATCGCATTATACGGCCTCTCGTGGCTATTCTGGCTCTTTATCCTGATCTGCATAAAACGCACCAAGCCCTTTGGGCGTCATACTGCCATCGCTGGACGTGTTGTCGATGTGCTGTTGGGGTGAGCCGAAACCACGGTCTTGGCTGTCTTTAAGAAGCTTGAGAACGTCACTGCGGATCTGATCCAATCGACCAGCGTCACCATCTGCCCCCTTAACCGTGTTGTACAGCGCCTCCACCAAATCAGCCTGCACCATAGCGGCAAGTTCTGCGGCCTTGATTTCGGCTTTACGGTGTTCTGATGTCTTGCCTGTTGGCGGTCCGTCAGGCTTACCAAATTGTGTGTGCTTGGGCGGCTTGCCATAGCCTACTTCATAATCTGCCATGTTTCCCCGATTAGCGAAATTCCACCTAGTTGACTTATTGATATCATATCTAGTCGGATGAATGCAAAGAACCCCGCCTAGTGTGGCGGGGCTGTGCGGGTCCGTGACCCATCATTCGGAACCCTTGAGTGGGCGTGTTCATGATACCTCCTTTCCGGCTTCGGTTGTCGTGTACAGGTAGGCCGAGTTGTCTTCTGTGACCGTCAGTTCGATCAGCCCGGCGGCGATCAGCTTGCGCATTGCCCGACCTGCTCCTTTGAACGTCCGGGCGGGGGTTGTCAGGGTTTTCAGGTTGTGCAGGTCTGTCGCTGAAAGTTTCATGGTCGTTGTCTCCGGTGTGTGTCGCTTCGTTAAATACACACTACGCTAAGACCGCTAACAGCGTCAAGAACTAAATTCACCAGCCCGAAGGCTGGCGCTGTGGGTGGTTAGATCGCGTCGGCAGGTTCAGACCCGTTAACCCCCACCTCCCCTGCACGCTCTCGGGCGGCGCGGTAGGCGGTGATGGCGTCAAAAACGTAATGCTTCCGCATAGGAACCCCCATCTCGCGCTCTTCAACACGTCGCGCCAACTCATCAGCGGCTTTAATCAGGTCAGTTGTCATTGGGTGTTTCCATGCTGTGGGGGTTGGGGTAGGGGCATCCAATGCCACCCCGGCAACACAGCCTCATGCAGCGCATTGGCTGCGTCGAGTGAGCCGTGGTAGGCGCGAACAGCGTCAATAATAGCTTCAAGGTCAAAGCCCGCGTCCGTCGCCAACTGCCTGCGACTACTCCACTCCCCCGCCTCCACCTTAGCGGCCAGTTCGGTTAGTGCTTCAAGTTTTGTCATGTGGATCTTCGTAAATATAATTTCCATTTTTGTCGATATACTCCGGCATATCAAACTCTCCATTGTCACAGTTTTGGCATACTATACCATGTAGCTCCACGGCATGAAGTGGGTCATAATCACACCTTGGAGTAATGGTAGATCTGTTACACTTTGGACACACTATCTTTATCCCATCACTCATCATCCATTCCTTCCCAAAGATCCAACATTTCGAACCCATAAGGCTCGCACATTAGCCACCCCTCACCATCCCGCACAGTAGCCGATAGCAAGCCTTGCGACACAGCCTCACGCACAGCCGCCATTAGGTTTGCGCTGGCGGTGTAGCCAAGCGTGGTTGCCAGCTTACGTGCGATTGGGCCTCGGTCGTGCCATTGCGCGCCACCTTCATCCGCTACGTAGGTTACAAGATCCATTACTGATCGTTCGTATCGAAAACCCTCGATAAGGATAGGCCGGTGTTTAGTGTCTAGGTGTCCCTCCTTGACTGCTAGGTTTAGAAGGCACTGGTGCAGCGCCTCCTCTTGTTGTGGTGTTGGTGCTGGGTGTTGGAAGATCATTTGATCCCCCTTGTTACGCAGTCGCCTAGAATGGTGCATCGGAATGTCTTACCTGCGTCTATGTGTGTGGTGAAGATGCAGGTGAGAAATCCGAGAAGAAAAATTGTTGCTTCTTTCATTACAGCTTCTCCATCTTGATGCTGTCTAGGTCTGGTTCGCCGTCGATAGTGTCGAAGGTGATGTGGTGGGTTGCTTCAGGTTGGTGCCTTCTCGGCAGAAACCCCCAGCTTTTGTGCCAGCATACAGTTTTGGCCTCCCGCTTAGGTTCTGGCTTGATGCGGTGCATACCAGCAGGTACATACCATTCGAACCCATTTCCGCCATCAACAGTTGCGTCAACCGCACCACTCTCGTATTCATGCGTAACTGTCATGATTGTTCCGTTTGGCAACCCGTCTGGGTAGCGAGTACTGATAACTTCAATCTTCACGTCCATGTGTTAGCCCTCCTGTTTGTGCCTTGTGTGGTGGTAGCATGTTGGTGTGGTGGTGTCAATACCTGAGCGACATACGACAAAATCAGGTGGATCATAGTGAGCCGCAGCTATGATCCACCACAAACCTATGTTTTAGCAGGATAAATCAGCATTTTGGCTCAAAGCTCATAATGTTTGACCTCGCTTCCCTTATATACGTAAAAAAATAAAATTCCACGTATTGGTTTAACGGTTAAACTATATTACCTGATTTATTTTTACCTCACATATTACTTTATTTTATTATGAGCTTATGAGCTAAATAAGAGTAAGAGTATGAAAATAAAGGAAAAAAAGTGGCTCATAATGGGTTTGTGTTATGAGCCTTGTTATGAGCCTTTCGCTTGTTGTGATCCTTGACAGACTTTTCGCCCCATGCTATATGGTCTTTGCGCAAGAGGAGTGATTTCACATGAACGATTTGACCAGTATTCGTTTCGGGTACGGAAAGAGCCTTAGCGGCGTCATGACCAAGACTAAAAGCTGGTCAGAGATTGCCAAGGTTCTGATGAAGCCTCATAGGGTTTACAAAGATAAGGCCAACGCCACCAACGCTCCT